TTATATGGTTCGTTTGGATTACTCATACGTTCCACTCCAATTCATCTTCTATTGCCGTTTGAACAAATTGATAATAGTCTCTGTTTTCATCGTCCATGTGAGCAAAGTATATACCAGCTCGATCCATTAAATAATGAATATTACTATTTTCTTCGAGGTGAGCACGTGGATGGCTTTCCATCAATTCTTGGATTTGATCCATGTATCCTTTAAGTGCTGCTTGGATTTTATTCATGCTCTCCTCCGTTTGCACGACCGCTATAGTTACCAAATACTTGTGGTGAACGCTTAGCTGTTTCAAATGTTGCTACAGTAATAAAAATTGCACCAAGTAAAATTACGTGGAGTACCATACTAAAAATACCTGCCCACATACTACCTACAATAATACCAAATACGATACACCACATCCATGCTAATACTTGCATGACCATATGGCGTACTGCTAAATTAGTAATATTACTAAGGGGATTATGGCTGGAATCCATTACTACATTCCAGCTGCTAACTACGAAATCTTTCATATTATTTTCCTATTATACATTGTGTTATGATTCTATTATATACCATATTTATAGGTATGTCAATAGAAAAATGGAGGGGCTTTCACCCTCCTGCATGTTTATCCTTTAAGTAGCTCTTGCTCACCGCGATTGATTTCAATCTTTTGTGCCTTCTTCTCTTCTGGGATAACATTTTCTAAATGCACAGTTAAAATACCTGCATTTAAATCAGCTCCATGGATTTCAATAGTATCCATTAATGTAAATTCTCTTTTGAAGCTTCGTGCTGAAATACCTTTATGAAGATAGTTTTTATCATCATCGGTATCTTTATTACCAGCAATAGTTAATACACCTAACTTACGTGAAATGTCTAAATCATCGTAATCAAAACCAGCGATAGCTAATTGAAGTTCATAGCGATCATCATCTAGTTTGACGACATTGTAAGGTGGATATTTTGGGGATGTGGTTGGTAGCGTTGTTGATGTCATTCTGTCTAACATTCGGTCAAAGCCGATAAAGAATGGATCATTAATCATATTCGCATTAAATGTGCGTGTGTTCATTTTAGTTCTCCTATTATAGCGAGTTTAATGTAAGGAACCCATTATGGCATTCCTATATCTATATATAATACTTTTTATTTAAATGTCAATAGCTAAATAACATTTAATCAACATATGGTTCAAATTTTGTACCATTTGCTACAAGACAAGCGATATTCCCTGGGAAAAGTGCCAATAATGACCATGTCCCTGTGTCTTGGTTAGTAGTGAATACCATCTTGGCAGGTACGATTTGACCGTTGATATGACGCTGAATAACATCACCTTTAAATAACATTTCTTCGCTCTTGTCTTGTATAACAGGGGCAACAGTCATAAAATCAGCACACGGTTGTGATGCCATAAAAGGTTGGTTAAAAGGTTGTTCTTGAGCTACTAACGGGGTGGTAAGCAGGGTTAATGGTATTAGATATTTAAACATATCATTGTCCTATTCTCCAGTGCTTCCAAACCCTCCGTCTCTATCGGTCTTTTGCCCTGGCGCGGTTTTGGTTTCTGTTAACTTAATGTTGATAGTTTTTTCAACAATACATTGTGCTAGACGTTCACCGTTGGAAATATTGGCTAATGAATCTGTTTCATTAACTAACATTATATAGGTTTGGTCTACATAATCTGAATCAATAATTCCAGTACCATTTGCTAAGGTTAAACCTCTTTTTAATGCGACGCTTGACCTAATAAACATTTTCATTACGTGTTTATCTGGTACATCAAAGATTAAACCTGTTGGAACAAGCACTCTTGTATCAGGCGGTAATTGGAATGTATCAGGATTAGTACCTACACCCTTTACTACGATGTGTAGGCGTTTATTCCAGTTATTAAACGCTTCGAGTCTATCACCTTGTTTAAAACATGATTTAATATCAAATGCAGCCGAACCGTCTGTAGCGTATTCGGGTAACTCAGCATTTTCATTCATTTTATAAATTTTCATTATCACTTCTTTCCAATATTATATTTTGCTTCTAGCGTCCAATTTGTTTTTTCTTTATGAGATATAATCTTAATCTGATTTAGTTGAGCAAAAGGCTCTTTACTACTATCAGGATTAACAATAGCAACTAATCCCCATTCTTCTAATAAGTTAACAATGGTATTTCTTCGAGCTTCATCTTCTTCTGCAAATGTATCTACTTTACCATCTAGGATAAATAATTCCTTAAAATGCAATATAGAATATCTACCTTGCTTATGTAAAATATGACATGTTTGATAAAGCTTTTTCTCTTTACGAGACGAAATACCAATTCGAGTTAAAGTTTCTTTTACTTTTAAGAAACTGTCTGGAGAAGGAAGAGTAACCTCGATTCCCACTCCTTTAAAAATATCTTCTGAGTTCATAACCACAGCACCTTTTTTAATTATTAATTATATGGTGTGGTCTCACACGGTGACCATCAGTGATATTTATTATTTTAAGTATCTTACCTTGTAACACCGCCCGTTTCTAACCTCGCTTTAATATTTTTCATATCATCAGAAGAAAGTGCTTTGAGATATAGTTTTGCTATTGTCCTGTTGCATTGATATACTTCTTGTATCATATCAAGGTCGTCACTCTTTGCGGCCTTTGGCCATTTACTAAATCTTTTGCGTTTTCTAAAAGCTGCTCGGTAATAATCAAATTGAGCTTTATATGGTAAATGAGCACGCATATTCATTTCATTAGCATGTAGGATCGTATCTTCAAAGTTTACGAACCCTTTGTTAATAATGTATGGCACATATAATTTTTCTGCCATATCTGGATTTTCATGGTTACCAATCAAGTCTTCCTTAGAGAAAGATGCGGCATTCATAAAATCAAAAGGTGTTATTTCTTTCGGCAATTGTTTCCTCCAAATCTTTTAACATATCATCAACGTCTTTAGCGCATTTTTGGCACATCTTTAAATTGAGTGGTCCATCAGCTGTATCAACGTCAACGCTATATATTTGTTTTTTATTCATCTTCGTTTGGCAATTCCAGCACGTGTGCATGCCTATGAGTTTGTCCATCCACCGACTCATTTGTATTCGGCTTCAATCATTACTTCTGTAAGGAAAGCAACCATATTGACTTCAAGGTCTGCAACAAAATTAGCCTTATACATATAGTCAGCCATTGTTACAATAAAACCTGGAAGAGAACGCATTTCAACTTTATCAGACGCCATATCATAGATCCGACGAAACATTTCATTCATATCCTGATCTGAGTTATTAGCAACCCATTTACGCATATTAGTAAAGTCTTTTGTTTTTAATAAACGAAACACTTCATCAAGCGACTCTTGCTTTAGATTAACAAAAATACCTTCATCAATTTTACCTGAGGCAGCGTATGATTGCAATTCAGTTAATACACGACGGAAATCTGGAAAGTGTTTTTGGATTACCTTGGCTACTACAGCCTTATCATAATCAACGTTTTCCATACCTAGAATTGTTTCAACTCTTTTCATAAACTGCATAGCTAGCTTAGGACGGTCACTGGTTTCAATACTAAAATCAACTTCAGACAATCGAGATCGTAGAGGTTGAATAATACGGTTTTTAAAGTTACATGTGAATATAAATCCACAGTTAGAGGAATATTCTTCAATAAAGTTACGTAAAGCTGGTTGAACGTTTGCAGCGTTTAGGTAATCGGCTTCATCAAAGATAACATATTTACGACCACCACTAAGGGATACGGCCGATGCATATGTTGAAATATCATAACGAAGAGTATCAATGTTAACATTCAATGAACCATTCTTTACGATATAGTCACAACCCATTTCTTCAAGCATAGCTTTTGCGATGGTTGTTTTGCCTACGCCTGGACCACCAGACAATAATAAGTTTGGTACACTATCATCGGTAACAAACTTTTTAAACATTGCTTTGGTTTTGGCTGGTAGGATAGTGTCGTCAATTCTCTGTGGTCTATACTTTTCAACCCAGAGTACTTCGTTTGCTTTTGCATCAATAGACATATAATCACCATTTCATAATATAAAAATAAAGTGCGGGTTTATAACGAGAGCCCGCGTCGTTTAGTATTACTGAACCTTGTCAGCTAATGGTGCGTCTTCTGGTACATTTGCCGGTGCTTCCATTGGCATATTACCTTGAGGCTGTTCACCTTGTGGTGCATTTTGTTGTAGAAACATTTCAAATTTATTTCGTAACATTCCAATGCCTGCAAGCTCATTACCTGCAATGCCGCCACGCCGACTGACTACGTCAATCATTTGGACTACGGTTGCAATGTCTTGCAACGATAGGTTAATTTGTTCTGGTTGTTCTTGTTCGCTCATGTTCAATTTCCTTTATTATAAGTCGACTTAGTATCAATCGCCACATAGTATGTAGCGTCGGATCCCTTAAACTCAGAGATACCCTTTGCGCAAAGAGTAACATGGTAATCCTGAGCTAAGAGTTTAAGATTATCTGTTTTGATGATAACCTTAAATTCATCTTGGGTTTGGCCAATCTCTACACCATAATCATCAGCACCTTGGTCGGCACTATCAATAGCTTTGAGATAAACTTTACCCTCACTACCAACGAATGCAATTTCTTTGAATTGAAGTACGCCGGCAGCTTTAATTACTGATTGCATATCATCCCAAGACACGTCGACAACCACATCCTTGGTAGGAAGGTCAATCTCTTTTTCTGGTGCCGCGTGGATCATTGAAATGTCAGCAAACGCGTATTTCGTACGTTGTTTGCCTTCAGCAATCGTAAAGTATTTATCGTGGAATTCTACATCAGGGTCTTTATATAGACCTAGAATTGATAGAAAACGTGATAGATCGTAGATACATGCCTGTGATGGAATGTTATCTGTAATCGTGGCTTGTGCCACAAGTGTTTTTTCTGGTGTAATAGTCTTTAGGACATTGCCTTCCTTCATAAGGATAGACTTGTTGATGGTGGAAAAACTCTTTAGAATAGTAAGAGTGCGTTCAGAAAATTTCATTATGTAAGTGCTCCATTGGTTTTTGTATATTATTAATTGTATCACTATTATTGCGATATGTCAACTACTTTTTACCTTTATTATATGATTTTTGATTTGAAGATTTATCTGCTGTTGCTGATAGACCTAGTGATCCAATTGCTCCCATATTACCTTTAAAGATATATGAGCCAATATGATTGATTTGCATCCAAGGACACATCCATACCTTCATTCCAGCCTGACGCGCTTTTTGACAGAAGAAGTAATCTTCACTCAAGTAGCGTTTAGTTTTTGGATCAATGATACAGTCAAAGTAAGCCATAATCTCGTTAGATCCGTCAAACTTTTCAGTTCTTGCATGATCTGGTTTATAACTATACTCTGGATATGCTGCTTTGTATTTTTCAAATGTTTCCCGAGGAATACACATAAAGCCTGTACCACCTTCACCAATTTCTAATGGCTGTGATAGTTGAAAGCTTGACATTTTATCCACTGGATTAAAAACATAATCAGCAGTATATTGGTCTAATTGAAATGGGTTTTCTTTGGCTTTACCAAGTTCAGCTGCTCTAGCAACCTTTTCCCATGCAATTGTTTTCTTAGGGTATGGACCTGTAACGATGTTGTATTTTTCTGGGTCGGATATTTGTACTGCAATTAAACCAAAAATATCTCTTGGATCAAAGGCAATATCTGAATCAATAAACACCAAGTGAGTACAATCAGATCTCATAAACTCATCAGCAACATAGTTACGCGCACGTTGAATTAAACTCTCGTTAAACAAATAGTAAAACTTTACAGTAATACCATTGGCTGCGCACATCATAGCTAAATCGGTACATGATTTAGTAAACGATCCACTACAGTTTCCTCCATACATTGGCGTCCCAATAAAGATTTTATATTGTTTTAGTTCGTCAACGCTGATTTCTATTTTCATATTTCAATTTGCTCCAAATCGTTTTCTGCGCGGGTAATGGCTTGAAGTCTTAGAACGTCTGCCGCCACGTCATGTTTACTATCATGTGCTTTAAAATTGTATTCCCATTTAGCAGTATCTGATACGGGAACAAATGCGTTTAGTTTAGGGAAATCAAACTTAGCATCAATAAATGTACGAGTATCACGTACAGACCAATACTTAAGGTAGTTACCCATAAGAGAAGTCTTGTTTGCGTATTGCGCCAATCTTTCTAGTATTACCGGATCAAAAGAGTTAGACCTTGACCACCATCGTTCAATTTTATCAGCTGAACGTAGATAATCAATTAACTTTTCCATAAATTGAGCAGGTGTAAGATCGTTTGCTGATGGTTTTAGATTAACTCTTAATTCAGGTGGTTGGTCAAGCCACCATTGTAAATCACGTTCGTTATATTTACATCCGTGATTAGTCATTTGGTCTTTAATATCAAACTTAGCTTGGTTCATGCCAAGTACCAACTCTTTAAAAGAATATGGATTTTCTGTAAACCTACTCCAATCAAAGGTCGTGTACGAGCAATCAATTGCAGGTACCTCACGTGAGTTTTGACCAATGGTTTCAAAGTCAATAATAAAGTGTGTGCTCATTATATAAATGCCTCAAGCGTATCTGCTTTTGTAAGGTAATCTGCCTTTTGGCTATGATTATACTGTACAACGTAGTCTGTGTCAACCATAGTTAGTTCACCATTTAAATATTTTTTAACCTCACCCGCCATGTCAGCAGCAGTTTGAACAGGTACATTTTGACATATATGATTAGCATTCTTAGTAGGATTAAGTAGCTCAAAGTCTCCTGGCAATCCCATAATAGTCATAGCTTCTCTATATGTAATAAACCGATCCTCGTCTGGGTGAGTAAGCTTGGTTGGATAATGTCCAACAAAAGCACCAATATAATCTTTTGGAATAGTTACGCCACGCTTCATAATGTTACCGCCAGATTTTAGCTTTTCATATTTACGCATAGCTGAGGCTGCAGCTCTTTCGTGGCCTTTTTCTGTCATCCATTCAGAAACTTGTTTATATGTATATCCTTTTTTCTCAATATGAGTAAATACACATTGGCCAGATTTAGCAACATCAGGACTAAGTTCTTCTGAATATTCTTTATGGGTCTTGCCACCTGCGTCGTGTTCAAGTAAGAATTGATACCATGGATCTTCAGATGGTTTATTTGAATTGATTGTTTCCATTTGGAAGTTTGACTTTACGTCACGTATTACTTTTTCAATAGGATCGCCGCGTTTACTGAAATAATTAAGAAGAGGTGTTTGTTTATTTTGCCAGAAGAAATAGAACGAACGTTCACGTACTTGTGGTCCACCATGTAATAGAGACCTTGTTCTATATACAGACATTGTATATCCGTTATCTTGTCCAATTTTTCTTAATTGTTCTCTAACATTTTTACCAATTTTTCCAGCAAATCCTGGAGCATTCTCACCCCAGAATACTTTTGGCTTATATTCACCAAGAACATATTCTGCAGTCTTTCCCATCCATTGATTATTTGGATTGTGGTCACCATAACCATGTGACATCATAGATAAACCAGCACAAGGACAAACAGACGATACCACATCAGCTCGTTCATTTGCTGGTGGTTTTTGGTCTTTATCTAAAACATAATAAGGTATTTCATTATTATAATAGTTTAAAATATGACTATCATTTGAAGCGAATGGTTCATATGACATAAAATGTAATGGTGGAACGCCAAACGCTTGCTGAGATCCAATAGTTTCACCACCAATTAATGGAACGATGGATGCATGTGTATAAGTCATTTATTTTTCTCCTTAGCATTTTGTACTACACGATTCCTTAAATCTGTAGATGAAAATGAGTGTTTACGTTTATTATAATGAATAGGACATAACCCAATACCCGTATGATCTGTGCCTTCATATTCTTCACCAACAATTCTAATATCTGGTTGAATGGTTAAAATCATGTCAACGATTTCTTGTTCTGTGCTGAATGGTATAACTTCGTCTACATATCTGCATCCAGATAATTGGATATACCTTTCAAACGTGCTTTGGACCGGCTTGTTTTTTCCATCAGGTCTATCCACTGTAGGATCTATTAATAAACCAACAATTAAGTAATCACATAATGATTTGGCTTCTTGTAACATTACGACATGGCCAGCATGAAATAAGTCAAAAGCTGAACAAGTAAATCCAACTTTTGCTTCTTGTGGTAATTTAGTTTTATCTAGGAACATTCACTTCTCCATTAATTATTCTGTCAATTTGTTTTGCGTATATTTCATATAACGGTGTTTTATCCGTTGGAAGGTAATGTATATATTTTGGTAATTTTTTTACTCTAGAAATATCAAAAGGTTTTAAAAGAGTTTCTTTAACTTTTACTTCTGGACCAAATTTGGCCACATCATAACCATTCTCAGATAACCATTTGTAATAGATAGAATATATGTTTTGTTCTAAAACCCAAAACTTACCACCTATACTTCTTTTGTTATTACTATTTATGAAGCCAGTCTTAGCTTTATATTTTTCTACTGCAAAAATTAATAGATTATATACATCCGGGTGGAAAGCTTTATTTAAAAAAGTCATTAACATATCATTGTCTTTATGAATAAGCTGTCCTGAGTTTAAACAGAACACTGGCTTTTCTCTCATTTTAGTAATATCAACATATTCGCTATATAATGGTTTTAGTGCCTTTTCTACACCTTTTGACATAACTCCTAATACTGTCTCGTTATGATAAACATAATCTTTTTTAAAGTATTCATCTATTGGTTGAAGCAAAAATACGTCGTCGTCCATCATCATTGCTTTTTCAATGTTTAATATTTTATGTACATAAGGAAACACAAGCCATTTAATAGCAACTCCATATATGTCTAGTATTTTATCAACCATATCTGGATTATCAAAATTATTAAGTAATGGTTTTACCTTTTCTAACATATCTTTTGTATAGTGAATATTAAAGGTATCACGTATTTCACTTACGTCAAAATCTTGTTTCCTATTATCTATTATGACATTTAGTCTTGTGTTTGTATCGCAATTAAATATATTATAGTATTTTTTGAATTGTACTAATCTCTCTATTTTATCACTTATTACAAAAATCTCATTGTTTGTTGACATTGTCTATACACTCCATAATAAACTCTTTGTTAGGGTGGTATTTATAGACACGAGTCACCTCTGCTGATACCAATAACACCAACATATCTTTGTTTATATCATTTGCAAGAGCCAAATAATCTAATGATTGTTTAAACAATTTAATAGGGTATTCATTAATAAGTAAGCTTGCACAAAACTTTGCGGCATCCAATTCAGTACATCCAAATACTCCACAAATTGGATCAATTAAATGCATATCACAATTATTAAATAACATGTTTTTAATACCAAAATCACCGTGAGAATAACTACGTGATAATTCGTATTTTGTTAATTCTGAAGCTATTTCAATTAGCTTTGTTTGACCAGAATTATTAGCATGTTCTTTAATGCGATCAATATAATCAATAAACTTTAAATCGTCTTGCGGTGATGCTGTTTTCATTTTATCTAACTGTGTTTGAACAGTAGCTAAAGCCATCCAAAAGTTATTTGAGAAAAAGTCTTCGTCATGCTCAATATAATCCATAGTAATTGTTTCACCAACAACTCTATGAATAATAGGTGTTTGAATACCGATACGTTCAGCGTTAGCAAACCATTTGCGTGTTTGATGCGCATTTTCATCTTGCTTATGTACTACTTTACCATCAGTATAAATTTCACCACCAGATAATCCACCTTCGAGTTCGCGAATATCAACTTCGAGAAAGTCTTCAGGCATAATACCTTTATCGTCAATATAATAGGCCGCCAATGGTTTATCAAACGAGAGCATATTAAATCTTACATTATGTTTATTAAGCCAACCAAGCATGCTTTCTTCGTATTTTTTACGGGCATCGTTTCGAGTTTTACACGATATAGAACCACGCGCAGTAAATATATCAATAATCCAATCCTCGGCATGCAACTTATTCAGCTTTTCAATAAGAGGTTTGTTTGGTAAAGCTTCATCAAATTTACGGTTTTGATGGAACGCTAAAGTGTCGTCAAAATCGACTACGATACGTTTATGGTACATTAGAAAAATTCCTCAAGGGTGGCGCCTGTTTCTTCTGGTTCTTTGATTTCGTTTTGTTTGCCATCTACTAATGTATACGGTTTTTCATTTAAAACACTTCCTGGCGTTGATATAATAATCTCACCAGCTTCACGTCTTTGTCGTGCACTTGGAAAATAGCTTGAAATCCTGTCTATAAAATCTACTTTATCATGTCTTTTGCCTTTTGTCAATACAAAATTTAAAAACTTAGGACCAAGCACTTCAATATCATTAAAGTTGTAAACTAATTCTTGGCAAGCCTTTGTACGCGCTTCCCATTCTTCTTTGTTATTATAAATTCTATTTAATTCTGCTGATAACTCTTCTTCGCATCCTGCTTTGGATACAAGTGGTCCATAATATTCACCCCACTTTTTACCTTCAGGAGATACTGCATTTTCAGCAAAGTCCTTACTAATAATAGGAAGAGATAGAAGAAATGATTCGATTACAGTATATTCCATACGATTGCCATACTCTTTTGGCTCACGTAGACGATATCCACACCATGCTGCCGTAGAACTACCAAGCTGATTCATTCCAAAATCATATTTGTATTGATCGTATGCTACGATGGTTGTACCAGTTTTTAGTTTTTCTGCGGGTGGCAAGTAATGCTCACCTTTAGAATTTTGAAAAATGAACAAAATCTTTGGTTTATATGTTATATGATAAGGGTATGGATCAGTCGCAAGTGTTTTAGACTCTGGGCTTCCAACAGATTGTATTGAACGTTCACAACCCATCAAAGTTAAATCCCAATCATTCTTCATATATGGTTCAATACGACAAATCATTGCTGGATCTTTTAAGGTAGACATGCGACCCATGTACATAAGGTGTTTCTTGCGGTCTTCAAATGATACACGGTGCTTATCGTATTCTTTTGTGTGAACCCATATTGGATTTTCTACTAAACGACCTTTAAGGCCTGGATCAGCGTGCAAATAACAATCATTAGCATAACCTTCAAATGATTGTGTAACACCAATGTCTGCTAAAGAAAATAACTCAACAGCCTGTGTTTGTCTATTGATAGTATTCTTTGTAATAGCGTGGTCATGTATTACAATGATTGGATCACTGATGTTTTCAACAAATTCACGGAAACGATCTATGTATTTTCCATTTTTACGAGTTGGGTATGAATGTATGATTGCAATATCACAAGTATTTACTTCATCAATTACTGGTTGAGCGTCTTTAATTTCATGCTCTTTTTCAACTCGATGAATCGTACTTTTCCAGTCAGTATTTTTTGCACGATTAAATTTCTGCTTATTATCAAAATCAATTAATATTGTTTCGTGCCCTTGGGATACTAACCACTCTTCAAAAATGTTTGCACCTTTAGTAACACCACATCCTTCAATTCCTTTACCGAATATGAAAGCTATTTTCAATTTTTCTTTTATCATAATTTAATCTCCATTCACTATATTCATCATCTAACATCGCCCACTGGCAACGGGTGTATTTATGTTTTGCTGTCTTGTCCCATATGATCCACATATAAGCAATCATACCACCAATTTGTTCTGTTTTGTCGACAGGTTCCAATATTTTAGAATCAAATTTAACTCTGTCTGATAGATATATTATATCACTAGGTGGGTTGTTTGTAAACAGTTTATTTCGCTTTTTACCTTCTAAAAAAGTTAAACGCAAAAACATTGCAGTGTAATCGTATTCCTCTGTCCATTTTTCTGCCAGTTTATGTGGCAAATTTTTATGGTATGGAGGATTGGTAATTACACCTTTAACGTCTTTATCTTTTGGTAACTCTAATGCGTCATATGGCGTATTTATGTCAACTAGACTATCCGGATATACATTAAGGTCGTAGGATATAACATCGTGACCATTTCTTAATAGCTCTGATGAAATATGCCCACGACCAGCGCATGGCTCTATAACTTTATGTGGTACATTACCGTATTTACAGAGAATGTATGTTGCTAAGGGAGGGGTAGGATAAAAATCATTCGCCGTTCTATTAGGGTCGTTCTTTTTAACACCAACATATATGTCTGTTAAGTTATTCGCCACTTGAGGGATCACCAACAATAGAGACTATAACGCCAGCTTCCTTAAACATTGGAGCTGATTGAGTATCCCATAGGTCAACCCATGTTTGTGGAGTCATTGGTGTATTTGGTTTAATTACAACTCGACGAATACCTGCTTGAATAATAAGCTTTGTACACTCAGGACAAACTGGTAAACCATAAACATAAATTGTAGCATCTTTAACAGATACACCAGAATAAAGCGCATTCATTAATGCATTCGTCTCAGCGTGTACAATTAAAGGATATTTTAATTCTCGGTTATTAAGACGTTCTTCAGTATCATCAATACCTTTAGGAAAACCATTATAGCCAGTAGCTAGGATACGTCGTTCATCATTAACAACAATGGCACCAATTTGACTTGACGGATCTTTGCTCCAGCATGCCATAAGGGAAGCCATTGTCATAAATCGCTTATCCCATTTTAGTTGTTTAGCATCTTCTTCTCTCATACGTCTTCCCATAAAATTGTGATATGACTCTTGTTTCCTATCAGTTGCATCATCCGGATGCACCCAAATACTCATTACAACTTGACCAAATCAAAGTGGCGGCTATACACGTGCAAGTTCATTACTTGCCATGTAAGGTTACCTTTAACGATTGATTGTTCAGTTTCAAAGTTATAATCTTCAACAAATCTATCCATAAGATATTGTGCCCAAGCGTAATCATTCTTATAACCAAATACAACATCATTAGAACGCATCTGCGATACCATGTGTAGTTTACCATCACGAATATAAACAGTTTGTGCATTAGTACAAATGAAGTCTGACTTACCATTCTCGTTGTATTCAACCCAGATAGATGGACGGTTATAAACCATTTGAGCGCGACGGCTGTCTGGATTTTCAATCAATTCAAATAGTGCACTATCATATTGTTGGAAATACTTAGGAGAAAATACAAGGTGACCATAGTTTGAATTGATTTCACCGTTTTCATTAGAAGCATATTGCCACGCAGCAGGTGGATCTTTTTCAAGACCATGAATATCCATAATATTAGTAGAACCGCTTTCATACCAAGCTAGCTCTGCATCAATATAAGATTTAACTGGTGTACCAAAGATAGCAGGTTCATCAGCAATAAATGATGCACCTAACATTTCAATAGTTTTTGCACCAGTTTTATCAGTAGTAAATCGTTCAGCTTTTAGTTCTTCAATAAAGTACTCGCGAATATCCCATACATTATTCATCGTCTTCTCCTTTAAATCTATCATCAGTATCAATTGGATCAGATTGCATTTCACACATAACCATAATAATCATTTGAGTCAATGCGTGATGTGTGTGAGGTAAACCACTTTCAGGATCTAGGTCTTCGCCTGAATGGAATGCCAATAGGTGTCTCATAATAGAAGCATAGTGACGTGAATATGGAAACTTATCGAGGTCCATGCGCCAATTGTTTTCGCCATATTTTTGAGCACCAAATCCAAAAACCTGAGCAGCCGCGATGATTGCTTCAGGTGGAACTAAATTAATAGGTGGTTTGTCATTATCAAATTTCATATACTCATTTCCTTAAACATTGTTATTATATATTGTGCGATCATCGCCACGTGTATTATAGAAATACTTTATACGTCGTACACCATCATGGTCGGTTGTCCAGTTATTAGAAAACTTTTCTTGGCATGGTCGTAGGTTTTGACGTATAGTATCAAAAGGTACAACAGCACGCCAACGAACGTCAAAAGTATTATGTGTTAGTTTATTATAACATCCAAAGATGATAATGTCAACACATTTTGGGTACAATCTTCGATTTCTTACTAATTTATTTGCCATATAGTTTGGTATGGTTAACCATTTCTTTTCCATCGATGTTGGTAATTTTCCAGGATCTTGTGTGTTTTTAACCTCAGCTCTCCAATTACTCCAATCAACATCCCAATTATGAGTTTCAGGTTTAGTGTAATCAAATTCAGCAGGGTTCATAGTAGCACCTTGGCGAGCCAAAGCAAACTCTAATATAACGCCTGCATATGTATGTGCTAGAACAGTTAAATGACTTCTTCCACGTCGACGGTGTGGACACTCAAACATTTCTCTTGCCATAGTTTTAATGTGAAACTCCTCACCCTCGGTTAATTCGAGGATAAGGGGTTCTGGGAGTTTTAGCGGTGTTTGTAAAGAGTCAGACATTGTTATAATGTTTCTTCCAAGTTGAACCTATGGTACCATAACCTGAACCAGACATATATACTTGCCACATAATGCGTGATACCTCACGTGAATTTTTGGCTTTATCTAAATCGTAAATAAGTCTGTTATGTACGACCTTTTTTGTTTTCTTTACATCGATAAGAGAGTTGGCTGCTTCTCGAGCCGCAGACAATTCCATCTTATCTAATTTTTGAAGTATTTCTAAATCCATTATCTATCCCATACATTATTATAACGATTGCGAATATATACATACACATCAGCATGAGTAGCTAATGGAAGAGGCAAACCTTGGTTATACATACGACCATTATGGCCTCTTGGTCCACGACCTTGAAGCTTTACATATCTTTGTTTATCATCAGGGAATGCTGTATTATTGAGCTTAACAACGGTTCTAAGCCCATCTACGGCCGCTTGGTCCTCTGCGATAGGTTTACCTTCAACCATTCTAACTGTGAACTGGTATGAATCTGAATTTCTATTTTTTGTAGTATATGTTGTCATAATATAGTTTCCTTATTTGTTGATTCTAATATAACCGATTCGACATCAAATGTCAATAGCTAATTTCAAATTAAATCAACTTTTTTCTTAAATACCTTTTCAGCTTCATTCCACGAAGCAAATGAATTACTTGATAATCCATCTAAGTCTTTTACATCTTTAACATAGTTTTCACCATTGGCATATATCATTTCGCCATACATGTATGAATTTTTATTAAAGCCTTCATCATCTTCGTATAATTCATTTATACAAACATAACCTTTATACTGACAAATAAATTCATCAAAACTGGTAAGTTTTCTTATATTACTTACGTGATTACCTACTTCGCCACCAATAGTACTACACATAGCAAGCGCGTCTTCTATTCGAGAAGCAATTCCAACAGTTTCTGAAGGAAATGTATTTGATTTAACTGTAAACATATTATACGCTTTCAAATTCTTCTACTTCGCGACCTTCTGCGAACAACATTAATTCAACTGCCAACTCTCGAGCTTGCTCACGAGTCAATTGCAAATTGTTGAAGAACCCATCTGATGTAGTAGGTTGGCTAAAACCACGAGCTTTTTTCTGTGTTATTTGAACACACTGCATGCGATCTTGTCCACCCCAAAAACGAGTTTGGTTTAATTCATTAGTTGAAGATAAGTTTGGTACGTTTCGTAAATCTGTTGACATTTGATGATTCCTTTTTTATATTTGTTAATACTAATATAACCGATTCTATATCAAATGTCAATAGTTAATTTGATTTAATTTCAAATTAATCGTAACCTAAATGTGCTACATTTTTCATTTCTTCTGTAAGTATTTCTTGTACACGATATTCATATGCTTCATCGAAACCTTCGTCAGCATATTGGGATCTTTCGTGATTGCCCCATAATCTTTTAAAATAACTATCATAAAGGTATTCAACTACAGAGTCAGGCTCTGCTTTATCAATTAATTGACCTTTTACCATCCAATTCAAACGGTTGGCTTCTTTACGTACCTCTGGTGAGCACATGGTGGGACCTCCAAATATTAAACAATGTAATATTATTTATGTCATAGGAGATCCCTAGATTGGCAGTGTTACCGGTAACAGCTGAAAATAATTAATTTATTTTTAAAAACCGTTTGGTACTAATACATAATGAATAAGTAATACGATACCAAGTGAGGCACCTAATCCAATCATCATCTTAAAGAAGTCTCTACCAATTAATGGAAACACTGTTTTAAACTTTTGTTTACCAGTAAAGGAAGCAATAGCTAATTCGCGTCCACATAACAAACCAACAAATACCCATGTAGTACTCATAGGAATATCGTTAAGTTCTTTAAAGAAGTATAGAATAACGAAGTAAACTAAATCAATAATTGTAGCACTTCTAACGTAACGAGTGTTATGTTTTTCTAATACGATTTGTTGGATTTTACCTCCACCACTTTTTAACATAATACCAAGTCCACCAACGAATACAACACTAATCATAATCATTAGTGATACGTCAAGTTGTCTTGGTAAAAATACAGCGATGTTAGCCATATCATGTGACAACCAAGTCCACCACAAAAATCCAGTAGTAACCCACTGAGCTACTCGCCACATAACTTTGTGATTATCTTTAACAGGTTTTGCTTCATCTAAAAGCCGGCTTACGACTATCCAAATTACATACGCTGCTACTGCAGCCACTGCATAACCCATCATTGATTTCATTAACATTTTTTCTAATACGAATGTACTAGCAAATGCTGATAAGACTAAGAATGAAGTTGATACTGGAACACCGACTCGTGTCAATGCTAATAGTACTGCCGGTGCCAAAGCGTGGTACCATTGTACTTCTTGGAATGGTATTTTGTTTAGTCGTCCATAACTAATATCTCCGCTATAGGTATACCATCCATACCAAATAGCAAATAGCAGTACGGAACTTGCCGCTGCCCACATTGTTGTCCAATGAAATTTCTCGTTGTTTGATGCAATCCAAGTACCGAGAGTTTGTACTGAATCGTTTGCGATAACCGCATAGGCAGCGAATATAAATCCTACTACCATCCATAGAGTGAGTTGGTCCATTTGTTTCTCCTTTGTTTGACAGCTTTACCCTGTCGCTCACATTAAAATGTCGCTATCATATGACTTTACATCATTCTAATAACGACATTATTTATAAGGTATAAGTGGTACTTTTAATCTTTTCCTACCCACAAGTTGATAGTTATTAGGTTTTTGTCTTTTTTACTTATTGCATATTCTATATCTAAATCAAATAGCGCTTTTCTTAATGCAACTAACTTATCAGGTTCTTTAGGTTTTATCCATTGTTTTATCGGATGTTCGTCCATTATAAAGCTTTCTCTAAATCACCGTGGTTACCTTCGTGAGATGGAGCTACCCAACCTTCAGGTTTAATCAAATCAGGCAAACCAAATGGATTTACTCGGCCTTCTTTAACACCTACATCTTTGGCAGCGTTTGCTTCATAAACTTTATTCCAAGCCATATTTGCATCAACGCCAAATACGTCGAGTGTACCTAAAGCGAATACACACATATCAATTAGACCATCAACGATTTCTTCAGGATCTTTGGCTTCAATAGCATCCATCGTTTCGTCTAGTTCCTCTTTACACATTGATAATCGAAACTTTAGGTATTTGTCCATTAAGTCTTTGTTATCTTTGTTGGCTTCAAACCATTCACGTACGCCAAACTTGTTATGCATCATATACATGTCGTTAGAAAAGTCACTCATATTATAATCCTTTATTAGTTGTTGATTAGATATTATCACACAGCATCACATTTGTCAACCGATTTTTAAATTTGACAAATATTCTATTTCATCTTTAAGTTTAAGCTTTTTAACCTTGGCAGCTTTAACATGTTTGTCTGGTGCCTTTTCAGCTTCCAAGGCTTCGACCATTTTATGTTGTTTAGCATGTTCCTTAGTAATTAAATTAAGTCTGTATTCTACGTCTGCAGTAGTTTTCAATTTATTCTCCCTTATACAAAAAAGTTATCAATAGTGTTTACCTTTTCAGTTGTCCAACCAACCGCATCAAGGATTGCTTCTAATGGACTCAGGAATACTTTCTCAAACTGTTTTTCATAATCAATGTATTTGGCCAAATCCATTTCAGGAGGTAATACGCCTGGGAAAGAAATAATATTTTCTTTAATTGGATTTGGTGTTTTAAGGTAAACGAACTTGATTTTGTCGCCACCACTAATTTCATTATATCGTTTTTGAAGCTTGGCTTGTTTCATATAATGATTATATAGAATAGCACCACGTACGTGCATAGGACAACCTTTCTTGTAAAGGGATCCACTCTCGCGATACTTATCAATGTTATCAGTACCAGAGTTTTTAGCAACATCTTCTGGTCCAAGTTGAAAGAACTTATCTTTAAAGTCTGCAATAAACTTTTGTGTGGCTTCTTCGCCATCATTCATAATAACCTTGAACGATTTCTTTAACTCTTCGCGACATACTTCTGGAGTTGATGATCGTACTGATTCTAAACCAGTTACTGATACCTTAGGCTCATCATAGTGAACACCTTCGGAATTGAGAGTATTCATAATGTAACGTTTCTTCGCAATGAATACAGATTTGTCGGTAATCTTTTCTCGCTTCATACCCATCGCTTGACGGTAAGCACCCATCTTTTTAGCTAGCTCTTCGTAACCAGCTTCGAGCACTGGTTCAATTTTCATTTGACAAACTTTGTCAAGGAACTCTTCGCCTTTCTTGCGATCAACATCAACAGTACCAAAAGCGTTTTTAACTATAGGAGCCATATCAACATAGATTGAATCAGTGTCAATATAAACAATATAGTCTTTATCGGTTTTCAATATTCTGTTGAGGTAATCGTTTACAGATTTTTGAGCCCATCGAATTGATAATTGACCAGATGTAGTAATTGCTTCAGCCATATCGTTAATATAATATAGGAAGTAAATATTTGCCATGGCGCCATATAATGAGTTCATACTAATTTTAATAGCCATCTGAGCATTATGTAATTGGTTTGCTTCACGTTTCAATCGTTTGATTTCACTTGGCTCTGTCGCATCTTCAAGTTGTTGCTCAACCTTCAACATATTCTGTTTAATTACGGTACGATTACCATAGTACTCATCAATGATAGATGGGATAATACCTTTGAACTCGTTAGTAAAACAGGCACCATTGGCTGCTACTGACATTTTAGTATGCTCAGATTGATACGTACCTTTTAATACCATATCTTGGTTGACGAAATCTCGTTCTTCAGATAAGTAAGTTTCGGGTGACATATTATATTGTAACATAAGGTGTGGATACAGAGAGTTCAAATCAAAAGATACAATCCAAGGATGCATACCAACTTTTGGATCCTTAACATAACCACCAACAAGATCGCCAGCACGTTGACCAGGGCCACCTTTAATTGGTGGTACACGACCATCAAGTATTAGTTTACGATATAGGGTTGTTTCCCAAATACCAACTGTACCAAACGCATCATTATAGTTTACACCACCGCCATAGGCGACAGTCATAACCAACTGAAGTAGTGATGTTTCATCTTCAAATCTTTGAATTAACCATGTATCTTTAAGATTATAGTCCAAATATAATTGAGGGTTTTGTTCGTATAATGCATTAAGGTTACCATACTCAGAGTAATCTAATTTCTTTTCACCAAGTACAACATATGAAATATGGTCAAGTTTCCACGACTCTTGTGGTCCATACTTATAACCAAACTTTTTAAAGCAATCCATATAGTCAACAACAGCCATGCCACCAATCTGATATGTGTTTTGCATTTTACCAAAGAACTCTCTACCAGTTTGACGTATGTTGCGCCAAGGAGATAAATCCTTTACCCATTCCTCACCAAATAGATTTTTCATACGAGTAATAATATATTGAATGTCGAAGTACTCTACGTTCCAACCTGTAACAATGTCAGGATAATCGTTAATCCATAACTCTTTAAATCGTTTGAGCAAAGCATGCTCAGTATCAAACTTCATAAAGTGAATGTTGTCTGGATCAATATCAAGTAGAGTTTTAGACTTATCATAATCTTTACGACCGAGTAGGTGATAGTCAGAAGACTTTGAAGATTTATAAGCGATGGATGTAATTTCTTTATCAGCAAAATCAACATCAGGATAACCGTCCGCGATGTCAACCTCAATATCAAATGATACGATATTGATTTTGGATGGATCAAACGTTACATTGTTTGGATATTCTTGTTGAATAAACTGTGCAACATAATTTGAACTACCAGCAATAGTCATACCATGTACGTCTTTGTAACGTTCGATAAACTCTTTGGCATCTCTCATGCTGTCTTGTTTCATTGGCATCAAAGGTACGTCACCTTGTAGCGAACGGAAGTTGCTTGGTGCGTTGTCTTTAGTATTACAATATAATGTAGGCTCAAAATGAACCTTCTTAGAAAACCGTTTACCGTTGGCATCATAACCACGCCAGAGAATGTTTTGGCCGAAACGCTCGACAGACGTATAAAATTTAGACATTTGTATCCTTAAACATAATATAAATTAATAGTAACACAATTTGTTAGTATTGTCAACCTTTTTATTTCCAAGAATCCATCTCGGTAATAATTTCATCGCCCTCTTTATCATTGGCAATTCCTAGCGCCATAGCTTGAATATCATCAATAAGGTTTTGGCAGGCAGCCTTGTCATATTGTTTATAAGAGATTTCAGAAAACTCGTTACGAACTCGATGTAACAAAATTGCTTTGTCTTTCATCACCTCTAATCTTTTAATTAAATCTTCTATGCTATGACGCATTAGTGACTCCTAAGCTGTTATCTCGCTAAAGTTCTTTACCTTTTTAAAGCGAATATGATTGTCGAATTTATCACCAAACTGGTGACCACGATGTGAGATAACAAAGATGTTATCGTCTGCATTAAGGTTATGTAATGTATCAATCAAACTTTCAATGCCAACACCATCAAGTGCTCCATCCAAAGTTTCATCAAGTAATAATAAATTAGTTGATACAGAGTTACGAAGCTTAGCAACTGAACGCCAAGCCAACATAATTGCTAGAGTGATTCTAAGTTTTTCACCTTCTGAAAACGAAGCGTATGAAAAGGCATCACGGAAACGAGATTTGATTACTTCATTAAAGTTTTCATCTAATTGGAAGTCAACAAACAAATCAAACGATCCAAGATACTTATTGATTAGCTTATTCATTACAGGTATATATTGTCGAATAATACGAGTTTTAATACCACCATCACGTAACATAGCTTGAACAACAGTAAGTACTTCTTTGCTTTCAAATAACTCTTGCTGTTCAACTTCAGTACTCTTAAGTCTATCACTAATTTCTTGTAACTTAGTAGTATCAACAGCTTCAACTTGTTCTTCAGCAGACACTAACTCATTCCTATATGATACCAATGCATTTTTGGAAACTTTAACAGTAGCTCGTTGATCGCCAATACGTAAGTTAACATCTCGGATTTGGTCTTCTATACCAGAGATAACTTCTAAACGATCTTCATATTCTTTTGATTTAACAGCAAGCTTTTCCAAACCATTTATCAGTTCAGCAACCTTACCATCCTTTTCACTTATAATACCGGCTTTAAACTCATGTTCAATACCTTGCTTACATGTTGGGCAATCATCGTGGTCTTTATAGAAAGATAACTCTTTTTGGTGAGCACGCATTTGACCTTCAATATCTCGACGTAATGATTTAGCTTTTTCAGATTTATTTTTTGTTTCGCCTTTATCACCGATTTCGTTTGCGTAACCTTCAATAACATCTTGTTCTTTATCCATAACTATCTTGGCATCTTCAATTTCTTTGATATGAACAGCCATCTTTTCACGGATTTTTTCAACTTCATCCTCACGAATTTTACGAATAGACGCATTATGTTCTTTAGCAGAAGTTAGTTTTGATTCCATTAAATCAATCTGATAACTATTTTCAGTGATTGATTCTCTATTACCAGATACACGATCCTTAAGTAAGGTATTCATCGTACTAAATACTTGAATATCTAACAAATCTTCAATGATTTCTCTACGTGAGTGAGCAGGTAATTCCATAAACGGAACATACGTTGCACTACCAAGAATAACGATTTGATTAAAAGATTTATAATTTAAATTAAGAATGTTTTGCTCAAGGTAAGCTTGATAATCCTTGGCTGCGGCATCTTGGTTTATCATTACATTATCTTTCCAAATCTCAAAAATATTTGGTTTGATACCACGGCGTATTAGATAATTAGAAGTTCCAACAGAGAATGTTATCTCAACCAGAGCTTCACGTGAGTTGACGGTATTAATTAATTGATTTTTATTAATTTTACGAAATGCTCTACCATATAATGCAAAAACAATAGCGTCAAGCAAAGTAGACTTTCCACTGCCGTTTGTACCACTGATAAGAGTAGTTCTGAATTGATCCAATCGTACTTCGGACCAAGCGTTACCTGATGATAACAGGTTTTTGTATTTTATTGTTTTAAATGTTATTTTCATTAAATGCTCTGTGCTTCCAAATATAGTTCATCAATCAATTCCTTAATCTTTTGCTTATTAGATTTTGTATCAATAGATTCAATATAATCATGTAATATATCTTTAGTATCTTTTGTTTCATCAAGTATTTCATCAACGCCAGCATCACCCAAGTTAAGCGAGTCTTCAATCGACTTAACGTCAGTTGCACCAGCATCAGTAAGTTTATTTAAAAACAAATCATATATGTATGGATTACTTCTATTCTTAACAATAACCTTAATGTACGAGTCTTTAATATTAGTCAAATCTAAATGAGCAATATCCTCAATAGTCATATCAGCATCATCATAATCAATTTTATGGTAAATACAGAAAGGGTTTAAAATCCATTCCAACTCACGTGTTTCAGTATCTAAAATACGAAAGCCACGTTTACCTTGATAATCAGACCATGTCATTTCATATGGAGCACCAAGATAGTTGATGTTACCATATTCAGATGGATGGTGGAAATGACCAGAATAAACTTGTTCATAACTACCAAACAATTCTTTAGTTAGACCATGGTCACAGATCGCACCCTTCAACATTTCAAAACCAATAATATCAAAGTGACCCATACATATATGAGCATTTGATTTACGAATAGCTTCCAAACATACCTCAGAATTTGTTTTTGTAATCCATGGTACCATTATAACATTGGTTGACCCAAATGTCAACTCGACAGGTTCATCGCGATATATATTAAAGTTTGTATACTCTTGGAGCAACAAGTTCATCGAGTTAACTTCATTTGTGTTTGTATAATAAACGGAGTGATTACCTACGACTGCATGGTATTCAATGTTACGTTTTTGTAGTTCATCAAAGAAAAACTTTTTAGCTCTATCAAGCGTAACATAGTTGATGTATTTACGGCGGTCAAACGTATCGCCTAAATCCAATACTGTTTTAATGTTGTGCTCATCCAAATGAGGAAAGAACACTTCATTAAAAAACTTTTCTTGGTGATCTAGAAATACTTTAGAATCGCCACGCACACCAAGATGCATGTCTGTAATTATAGCAACCTTCACTCTTTAGCATCCTCGTCCTTAGCGGCTGCCTCAGCTGCCTCAATCGACTCTTTCTTTTTTGCTTTATCTCTAGCAATCTTATCCTCATAATCTTGTACGAACGAATTCATATAATCAACATTGGTATTGAGATTAAGGTTTATGTCTTCGCCACCGGTATAAGTACCACCAGTAGGAACCATAACTTGAGATGATTTGAAACGGATATACATCTGCTTTTTCTCTTTTTGAATACGACGTAGGAATGCGTACCAAATAATTTGAGTAAAGTATGCAAATGGATTAGATGATTTTTCTGAGTTGAAGTTGCCCATATATAATAGACAATTTTCAATACCATCTGAAATCATATCCTCTTTGTAAGAGTATCCACTAAAGTTTGGTTTGGTTGCGAGTCTAGTCGCAATTTGATAGATGCAACTACCAATGTAATCTGGGCATCTTGGTTTTTCGTCACCAGCATCTTCTGCTTCGGTACACGCTTTTTTGTACGCTATTAATGCTTCTAAAAAGTCTTTATTATTAACGTAATTTTTCTTAGCTCTTTTTGCCATATGGTCAGCCAGCCTCCTGTTTTAAATTTGGAATTCTAATATTTCTATTGGATTCTATATAATAATAACATAATAGTCAAGGATTGTCAACTAATATTTTTTCATATTTTTTCTCCGTTGATGCATTTTTTAGTTGACACAGTATTCAATGTATGGTATAATAGATTTATCTACTATAAAATAATACTATATATTGACTGTATAAATCTTCACAGAGAATTGTTCAGATCCGTAAATTTCTATTCGTTTTCTGAAATGTTGTAATGTATAATTCTGGTAGGCACCAACACTCAAATCATCAGCAATATCGTAAAGCGTAGCTTTATCGGCATCGTTGCCCTTTCTTAGGGCACGACCGATTGATTGAAGTACTTTGACTTCTGATTTAGATCCAGATGCAAAGATAACATTATCAAGTTTCTTTAAATTAATTCCGGTTGAAAATGTACCAAATGATGCGAGGATGTCATGTTGTTTAATAGGATCATTCTCAATCATATGCCTGATTCTTTCACGTTCTTCGCCTTTGGTAGCACCATATATAAAATGTAATTGTCGACCATCTTTATGTAACATTGGCTCTAATATTTTACCATGCTTCTCAACTAAATCAAATAAAACCAAATTATTCTGACCTTCGAGTGACCACAATAAATTTCGTATGAATACATTACGTTTATTATTATTCGTTATATATTCTCGTTCAGCGGGATATTTTTGGCTGGTATTTTGTACTTTACCTATCGCCTTCTTAAACGCTTTTCTGTTTTCAATACTATGAGATAATACAATTGCTTTTATGTTAAAGTCAGCAATAGTACCATCATCCATAAGATCCTTAGTAGATACATGCTTACGAACAGAACCAAAACAACCCTCCAGTACAAGCCTATGAGTTTTGCTCTCTTCTGATTTTAACGTACCGGTAAATCCGTGTCGATAATAACATTCGTCGAGTCCTTCCATAATTTTTTGTAATGATTTAGCTTGGAATAAATGGGCTTCATCACCAAGCACTACTTTAAATTGGCTGAACCAATCTTTATTAAGTCCTTTTATTAAAGACTGCCAAGTAGATATAACAATTGGTGCATCTGTATTTTTATCAATACCACCTTGAATTTTATATATGTGAGATGGGTCGCAGCCATAGTCAACAAAATCACCAGCCATCTGATGTACTAATGATATTGTCGGAACAATAATCAAAGTACGATGTTCAAACGCTCTATAATAATGTTGTTGAATTAAATAAATGATAAGTGATTTACCAGAAGATGTTGGCGATAGAGATAAAGAACGACTATCTCGTATAGCGTCTACAATATATTTGTTTTGATAATCACGAGGTTCAAACTTACAATTAACTTCTTTGGCAATCTCATATCCATAATCGTCAGGAACTTTTTCGCCATTCATTAAATGGTCTGGTGCGTTTAATTCATATCCACGGTCTTCGCAAAACTTTCTCAGCTTAGCAAATAATCCTACATATAATACCGGTTGCATTGGTTTGAAAATACGGATCCAACCATCCCAAACTCTATTTTTGTAACTTGGGTTAAACTGATAGCCGGCGGGCTGGAATTTAAAATATGCCTCGAGCTCAAACTTTACGCTTGACTCTGTATTAATCTTTAAATAAATTGCATTGATTTGTTCAACATTAATTATATCTGGCATAATATCACCTTCTCATTATATATGTACTATTTATAATAAAAGCTTTAGTAATCGCCAGCTTGAAACTTCATCACTGCTATGATGTTATTAATAATGAAGTTACGACTGTGGATTGTTTTGACAATATCTTCAAGGTAATTTGCCCTGCAACTATGATAATCAATCTTTAAACTCAATTTAATAATATCAGGATCGGCTTGAATATATTGGTTAATGTCTTGGCGTATAACTTTTTTCTGATAAGGCTTCCATCCAAACTCACGCAAATCCTCTTCGGCCATGGATCCATCAATCCATTCTCGTTTATTTAACTCGAGTGTCTTATAATCGTATCTAAGCTTTTTAACTTTAAGCGCTTCTTTATAATACATGTTATAGTATTTTGAATGAAGCTGTGGTATCTTTTTTGCTTCTTGCGCTAATTGGGTTTCATCAATTTTAGAATCGCCAGCCCAAATTTCACTAATATCGTCAGTACTCATGTTAACCTCTCATTGTGCATATAATACTATTATATCACACTTATAATGGATTGTCAACTGATTCTATTATGTGTAAACCTGTCATATCTGAATACCATTGATGCTTCTGGGTATTGAATATCAGATTGTGTTACGTCCAAAGTAATCTGACTTAATGATACTGGGAAACAATTTAAGAATGTAAATGATATGTTTGGATTTTTATTGCTATTTAATATAGTAATAGAAATATCAGAAACAATACCATCGTCTGTTTTCTCTAATCTGCCAAACTGAGCAAGTTCTACAGGCGAAGTGATAGCCTCAAGCCAGTCTAAACATTCAAAATAATTGGCCATGTTTTCGTCAACAATAAAACTCAAATCTAATTCTTGGTATAATAACTTGTCAGGCGTATTATATAGAGTACTTAGTGGGTTTGGTGTTTCAACGGCACCGGCGCTTACTCCAGGAACTTGCATCCTTTGAGTATAAAATTCTACGTTTGGTAATCGCTTTACATTGACTGTAAAACCGATAGGAGACAAAAAATTTGTGTTCATTATGCATTTTCCTATTTACATCTGCTCAAAACTGTGATATTATTTATTTAAATTAGGTTTACTGATTCTAAATAAATAGTATTCCTTGCAATAAATGACTATATAATGGAGCTTTAAATGAGTAACGACTTTAGAATTTTGACAGCACGTCAACACGTTAGAGAAAGAATCGGTATGTACCTCGGTTCAAGTTCTCAGGAATCAGTTGAACGTTTTGTAAAAGGTGAATGGAAAACATCTAAGTATGTTCCTGCACTTTCTAAGATGATTGACGAAATACTTGACAACTCGATTGACGAGGCAATTCGTACTAATTTCAAATATGCAAATAAAATTGATGTATCTATCAATATGGATATGGTAACTGTTTCTGATAACGGTCGTGGTATTCCACAAGATAAAATATACGATGAAACTAGTAAAGAACAAATCCTTCGACCTGTAGCTGCTTGGACTCGAGTAAATGCCGGTACATCTTTTGATGATGAACGTGTAACGATTGGTACTAACGGTGTTGGTTCAGCTGCTACTAATTTCCTTTCATCAAAATTTACTGGTAAAACATGGTCAAATGGTAATCAAATTATGGTTACTTGTAAAAATGGCGGCGAAGACGTTAAAGTTACTACGCGAGACAAAAATGGCTCTGGTACTGAGGTATCATTTGTAGCAGACTTTGATTGTTTTGAAACTGATTGCCTTGCCAACTTGGATACTATTGAATTACTTGAAGATCGTTTGATGAGTTTACAAATGGCCTTTCCTGAAATTAAATTCTCTTTTAATAAGAAAAAGATTTCAGTATCTGATATGAAAAAGTATTCGGCATTATTTAATCCGAACGTTGTAATTGAGAAAACTGAAAATGTTTCATTCTTCTTTACAACATCAGAGGATGGTTTCCGAACTAACTCATTCGTTAATGGTGTAAACACTCGAATGGGTGGTACATATGTTGATTACGTTGTAAACGGTATCGTTGATGAATTAGTAACAATGGTCAAACGTAAATATAAAGTTGAAGTTGCTAAGAATACTATTAAAGGTGGATTAACCTTTGTATTATTTGCTCGTAATTTCGTCAATCCAAAATTTGACTCACAAACCAAAGAACGTCTGACCAATCCAATGACCAATGTTCGTGAGCATTTTCAAGCTGCCGATTGTAAAGACTTCCAGTTTTACGCTCGTAAGATTATTAATAATCCTGAAATTATTGATCCAATCATTGAAGCTCAATTGGCTAAAAAGATTGCAGCTGATAAGAGAGCAGCCACAATGGCTCAGAAAAAACTTCAACGAGTTAAGGTTGCTAAACACATCTCAGCAAATCGTGCTGATGCCACATTGAAAATCGTTGAAGGTGATTCAGCGATGGGTTTCTTATTGAAAGTAAGAGATGCTAATAAGGTTGGTGCATATCCACTTCGTGGTGTGATTATGAATACGTGGGATATGAAACCTGCTGATGTACTTAAGAATAAAGAGTTATCAGAATTGGTTAATGTTCTTGGATTGAATATCAACGATCCAAATAGCATTGATGATATGACTTATCAGCATATTGCCACACTAACAGATGCTGACCACGATGGCATTGGCCACATCAGTCCATTACTTATTGCTTTCTTCTATAAATTCTGGCCACGATTATTAACTGAAAAACATGTAAAGATTACTCGTACACCGATTATGATTTCATCTAAAGGCGACAAGGTTGAATGGTTCTATGATTATAAAGCCGCTTCAAAATTTAAGACTGATAATCAAGCAGGTTGGAAACATCGTTATATCAAAGGTCTTGGTTCACTTACAGAAGACGAATATGATGTTATTATTAATAAGCCACAATACGATACGGTTACGGTTGACGACGCATCTATATTCCAAATGATGTTTGGTAAAGACTCAGGATTACGTAAAGAATACATGTTTGGATAATTGGCTATTGACATTTAATTAAAAGTATTATATAATAGTATAGAATCAAAAAGGACAATACTTTATGAGTATATTAGAATTTACAAAAGATAACGTTGGAACTAATGATTATCCAATTAGTCACGTAGCAAAAAACGAATGGCTATCATTTGCCATGTACACAGTTGAGTCACGTGCTATTCCAAACATGATTGATGGTTTAAAACCAGTTCAACGATTTTATCTTTATTCATCATTGCTAAATTCAAAGCGTGATTTCAAAAAAGTATCTGCTGTTGCTGGTATCATTTCAGATTATGGATATAATCACGGTGAAGCATCGGCCGCAGGAGCAGGTCAATTAATGGCCGCTACATGGAATAACAATGTTTGTTTAATTGAAGGCAGAGGTTCATTCGGTACTCGATTAGTACAAGAACCTGGTGCTCCACGTTATGTATACAGTAGGGTTCATAATAACTTTGAGAAATATATTAAGGACATGGATCTATCACCAGTACATGACGATCCTGAGCATGAGCCTCCTTCATATTATTTACCAGTGATTCCTTTGGTTTTAGCTAACGGAACCAAGGGTATTGCCACTGGTTTTGCTACTAACATACTTCCACGGTGCCCAAATGATCTCTCTCGCTGTGTTCGTGAATATTTGTTGAGTGGTACTATAACCAAGAAGCTTCCTGTGACCTTTCCTGAATTTAGCGGTTCTGTCACCTATGATATTGAAAATAAACGATTTATTGTCAATGGAACCTTTGAACGTAATAGTAAAACAGTTTTAACAATAACAGAAGTACCATACGGGTATGACCGAGAGTCTTATGTTAAAGTACTTAATAAACTAGAAGATGATAACGACATTGTTTCTTATGAGGATAAATGCGATAAGCAAGGATTTAGATTTGAAATTAAATTAAAATTAGCTTCAGCAAATGCTTGGACTGATGAGCGTATCATTCGTAAGTTTAAATTAACTAAACCATTATCTGAAAACCTTACAGTAATTGACCAACATGGTAAACTTCGCGAATATGATGATGAACGAGATTTAATTAAAGACTTCTGCGAATTCCGTATGAGCATATTACAAAAACGAATTGAATTGAGATTGGTTGAAGCCGCTGAACAAATTCGTTGGTTAAAAGTCAAAATGGAATTTATTCAAGCTATACTTAATGATAATATTATATTTAAGGATCGTAAAAAGAAAGATGTGGGTAATCAAATCCTTGAAAATACATCTGCTACCAGTGATGATGTTGATCGTTTATTACGTATTAACATTATGAGTTTGACCAATGAAATGGTAAAAGAGCTATCAAAAGATATTGTTAAAGCAGAAAAAGACGTAAAATACTGGACTGCTACAACGCCGAAGAAACAATTTATGTTAGACTTAGAGGAAATACAATGATTAGTACATTTAGAACATGGTTTAGACCTGTTGCCAAATTAGAAGAAACACCTAAAAAGCCTTGGGATAATATTTTAGAAACAGATGAGTTTAAAGAAACTGCAATGGCTGATAACTATATTCCTCAGGATTTTGAAATCGTTGATTGGTCACAAGAAGAAATGTTTGACCATATTTTAAAGCGCCTTGAGGAATTAGAATTTAAAATTGATAAGCTATTATAATGTATTACTCAACCTATGGTAAACCAAAGAAAGTATCAAATCCATTAATGGATAAGATGGTAGTATTTGCAGCCGATTTCCTAGAGATTAATGAAACGATTGAAATTGATTTTGAGGATGACTTTGACGAAGAGTGTGGTTATTGTAATTACGATAAAGAAGGTATTACTATAGGGATTAATCCAACATTGAGTAGAACTGAAATATGTAAAACTCTATTCCACGAAATGGTTCATGCCAAACAATATATTAAAGGTGAACTTGTTTCTGGTGTTGGACGTAAACCTTCACGTTGGTTTGGTAAACCAGTTAAAGGCGATAACTATTGGGATCTACCTTGGGAACGAGAAGCGTACGAAACTGAAGCTGCCATGTGGTCAATTTTTTCAACTGAAATATTAAAGAAAAGACTTAGATGATTATTGATGTTTATATTTCTGAAGACTCTGCTTTAAACGAACTCGCAGAAAAGTTTGTTAAATGGATATGCAAAGAATATGGAATACTACCAAGAAAAGTTTCTATTGAGGCACATGATTTAGTTGGAAACAATGGAATGTGCTTTGACGAACCTGATGGCAAGTTTACGATATTGGTAAAAGACAACAGAGATCTTGGACATATGTTTACTACGATTGCTCACGAAATGATTCATGTTAAACAATACATGACTCAAAACCTTGGAAAACTATTAGATGACAACAAGGATTTACCATATGCTGATCGTTGGTGGGAAGAGGAAGCGTTTTCAAATGCAATTCCATTAGTAACAAGATTTAGTAATTTAATTTCACTTTAATTCAAATTAGCTATTGACATTTGATGTCGAATCGGTTATATTAGAATCAACAAATAAGGAAATATACTAATGACTATCGAATTTAATACTAAAACACCACTTACAAATATAAACGAATTGATCGCTTTATACCATTCATATGTTAAAGATAACGATGAGTTTTCTGAAATGTACGACGAAGATGCAAATGACTTTATGCAAGCTCTTTCTTATTTCCGTCAAAACGATACTGAAGCACTTGCAAAACATGTTATGGTTATGGATACTTCACCTCGTGAAAGAATCATTGAAGCATTTTATTTTGATTGTGGTAATGATTTCGTTGAAAACGTTCTTGGTTATACAATGAGTCAATCTTGGATTGATTTTCAAGCACAAAGGAGTGCATAATGTTTTTTATAATAGTAGTTACATTCATGTTAATTTTTGGATATATCGGAACTTTGTTTAACGATATGGAAAAATCTGAAGGTGAACTTGGCGCTCTAGCGTGGTCCTTATTTGGTGTCATAGTAGGTTGTGGAGTTACAACTTACTTTGGTATTATTTAATTTTTATTGAAATTAAATGAAATTAACTATTGACATTCCATGTCGAATCGGTTATATTAGTATTATAAACAAAACGAAAGAGAATCACTATGGCTTCAATTAATCTAACATTCTTCGAACAAACTAATCAGCAACAAATTATTGCTTCATTTGGTCGTAAAATGATAAACTTTTCTGAAAGTGGATTAAATATGCACGTACCTTTGGAAATCTTAAATGCTTTCTCACGTGTTGGCGAAGAAATGGCTGAAACAGGTTCAATGAAAGACCTATTACCTGTTGATATGCAAGTTGTGAAATATGCAAGGAAAGTAATGAAATGATTAACATGGATAAAATGTACGAACCGTCTTTTGAAGACATCTTAGTATCTCAGATTAGAGACTGGGGTATTGATAACGTTGAAAACAGTTTTGCTATATCCCTAAGTGATTTAACAGATAAATACTGGGAGAGCAACTTAACTCACGGCCTTGAAGGCAATGAGCTTGAGCTAACATTAGAGGCCGAAGGTTCAGAACCGATCATGGATTTAGAAAATACATATGGAGAACAGCCCTATGTTTAACAATTTTAAGAATACCAGTGTAGCAATTGCTCCATTGGTTGTAATGGCCGCACTGGCCGTGCCCACCAGTTCTATGGCGCAACCACGAAATGCTCGTGTTGTTGACTACGATAAGACCATAGTAACTGAAATACCAAAGACAATACAGGTCTGTGAAAACGTTAAAGTGCCTATCTACTCCTCTGTGCAAGTACAGGGTGATGCAGGTGGCGGCGCCTTACTTGGTATGATTCTCGGAGGTATCCTTGGTAAAGGGGTAACAGGAGATGATGGTGGAGCAGCGGCTGGTGCGGTCCTGGGCGGAGTTATTGGTGCTGATAAAAACCAATCCCGAACAGAACAACGAATCGTTGGTTATGAGAATGAGCGTCAATGTGGAGACAGAACCACATACGTATCATCAACACGTGACGTTTATAGTCACTCAATTATGTTTTTTAAATTAGATAATCTTAATTATGAATTGAGGTTTCAACGTTGAGTGAAATTATAGTTTGGAATATATTTTTCTGGTCAACCTATATTGGTATAGGTAACCTCCCTTATCACTTAATTCAGAAAGCAATAGACGATGTTTAAGTTAACGAGAGATGGCAAAATAGTAAAACATATTATAATGGTCGGACCTGCGAATAATAATTTTAAAACGCCAAAAGTAATTGACTTAGAGTTTAAAACTCTTAACGCAGCTAACGAAGTAGCAGAGGTTTTAAAAGCCGATGTAATTGATACTCAATCTAAAAAGGCTGCATAAAGAATTAGGTTCCTTAGCTCAGCAGGATAGAGCAAGTGCCTTCTAAGCACTAGGTCGTAGGTTCGAATCCTACAGGAATCGCCAGAAAAGGATACAAAATGTGGATTTTAGTTTTTATATATTTTTATGACGCTACAGCATATGTAGAAACTTATGATGTTTATAATTCAATGTCTGAATGCTTTAATGGTAGAGATGTATTAGCATCAGATGTTGGTAAAGGTGATGGATATTTTAAAGCTGGCCAACAAGCAGTTTGTATAAACCTTCAGTCGACATAGACTGTTAGCCCGCGTGGTGGAATGGTATACACAACA